TAATGCCAGATCTTCCTTTGACTGCGGCACTTGATTCAATTCAAGAAGGTGCTGATGGTGACGGTACACAAGAGCCTACTCTTCCGGATAAAAATAAAGACTCTGATAAAAATAAAGACTCTGATAAAAATAAAGACTCTGATAAAAATAAAACTAAAAGTATTTTAAAAAGGAGAAAGTAATGGTTTTTTCTCGGAATTATATTTTAAGGAAAGGTAGTACTTTCGCTTACTCGGTTGTACTTGCTGACATATATGTTGATCTTGATCCTCTCTCTATTTATACAATTGAAGGGGGATTATCTTCTGTATCTGATAGTACAGAACGCTATCCCTTATCTGGAGTTTTGTCTGAGGGTAATACTATTTTAACTTTTTCAATGAGTTCTGAGGAAACAAGTTCAATAATTAATTTGGGGGAATATGATTATGCACTTGACATTACAGTTGGCGGTGTAGTACAAACTATATTAGAAGGGTATATAACTGTGAAAGGGGATGTATCCAAACAGATTGTTGAAGAAACACCGGAAGAACCGGAAGAAGAAACACCGTAATTTCAAAATAATTAAAGGAGGACTCATGTGAAAAAGTTTTTAGCTTCTCTATTAAATGAACCTTGGTTGATAGAAGAGGCCTGGCTTGAAATGATGGTTCAAAGTTTTTTGGGTAGTGAGGTAGCAACTGACCCTAAAATGTTAGAGATTTTAAAATCTGACCGTTTGATGGGTACTCGTTCAGCCAAGATTAGAGGATCTAAAGCAGTTGTCCCTATTCATGGTCCTATTTTTTCCAGGCCAAACATTTTAACTGAATGGTTGGGAATTGGTATGGTATTAGGGAATATTACTGGAGATATTCAAAGTCTCTTGGAAAATCCTGATATTGAATCAATTATACTCGACATTGATAGCCCCGGTGGTACTGTGACCGGGATTAATGAAGCTTCTAATTTTATTAAAGTGGCTTCTGAAAAAAAACCAATTACAGCTTACGTGGGTGGTGTAGGAGCTTCGGCGGCATACTGGCTTGCTTCCGCGGCAAATGAAATTGTACTTGATGCCACTTCAAGAGTTGGAAGTATCGGAGTCGTTGTTGCTTACCCAAGTCCCCAAGCAGACAATGATGGATATATTGAAATTGTGAATACTGCAAGTCCTAATAAACGTCCTGACATTTCTACAAAAGAAGGTAAAAAAGTTATTACGGCTGAATTGGATGATCTTGCAGAAGTATTTATTAGTACAGTGGCTACAAATCGAAAGGTTTCGGAAGATACTGTACTGAGTAAATTTGGTAAGGGCGGAATTTTAGTTGGTCAAAAGGCGATATCTGCTGGAATGGCAGATAGATTAGGTTCTTTTGAAGAACTTATGACAGAAAATAATGAAGAAGGAGATTTCACGATGAAATTGACTGTTGATATGCTAAAAGCTGATCATAAGGATGTATATGATCAGGTTGTGGCCTCTATAACTCCAGATACTTCTGGAGATACAGCTTTGTTGGCTGCTCAGGAAGCTTTAGCTGTTGCTAATACAGAGAAGAAAGAATTGGAAGATAAGCTGGCCGCTTCCCAGACAAATGAGCAAGGTCTTTCAGAAAGAGTTGTTGCCCTTGAAAAAAGGGATATTCTTCGGGACGAGGAAGCAACCAAGGCTAAAGCCAATAGTATTATGGATGGCGCTTTGAGGGCAAGTTCTCTTCCTGAACGTGTTCAGGCAAAGGTTACGAAGGTTGACTATAATAAATATATGACAGAAGGGAAATTGGATGTTACCGCTTTTACGGATGCAGTTAATGCCGAAGTAAAAGATTGGGAGGATACAATTGTATCAACTTCTCCTATTCAGAGTAATTCTACTCCTCCGAAAGCTAATGATACTGATGGGGATGATGAAGTTGTTTCCCGTCTACTCGGTCATATTCAGACTACAAAGGAGGCTTAATAATGGCTATTAGATCTGATGCTCGTTTGGGTGGAAGTATTCCTCAAATGAATAGAAGTCCTGAAGGTCGAGGGATTAAACCCTTATTTCACAGTGTCCGGGATATCGCTTTGATTCTTGATAAAACTGTTAAACCGGGTTACGGAGTTATTCGTTCTGGAACGGTTATGTCAGTTTGTTCCGTAACTGGTATGCTTTATCCGTACCCAGTTGCAGATGCCGGTCAAAATCCAACAAATGCTAAGGCTTACCTTGTTCAGGCTCCTGGTTCTTCTGCGGAGATTCTGTACACCAATATTCAAGATTCGTACAAGTTTGCTGTGGATGATGAATTGATTATTGACGGTGGTTCTGCTGGTAATGTTGAAATTCAAAGTATGGCAAACACTGCACCCGCTGATGGGGATGTGTACACTTTGACTTATGCAGGAGTAACTCTTACAGGTACAGCACTTGAAGAGGGATCGCTTGCAACCGCTGATTTAGTGGCTTCACTTATTGCCGGTACTAATTATTCAATTATGCCATTTACATTATCTGCTGGTTCTTCTGCTGTCACAATCACTTTTAAAGAAGTTGGTAATGTGGATACTGTAGTTGCTGGTAAATCTATTGGTTCTGGTACACCGGCTGTTTCTGTAAGTACCCCTGGCCTTGCCGCGGATGCTACAACTACTACCGCAGAAAATCTTGGACCAATCAAGTCAATTGATAGAACTGCTGTTAATGGTACTCAGGCGGCAATAACAACGACAACTGCTGTTACCACCCATGCTAATTTTACAGCCGCTCTTTTTGGTAATGTTTATGTCAAGAGTGCTGATGAAGCATCAACACCTTTTGCAAAAGCAAAATTCATCATTGATGCGGATGTTGATTCAGGAGAAGGTGAGTTCGCCGTTGGGGCACTTACTTCGGTTGTCATATCTAATGCTGTTCTGTATACTACTTCCTTGATTGGTTGTGATGCCGCGGCAAAGACGGATATGGGTACAGTTGATGATGGACGTTTTACAATACTGAAATAAGGAGGGCACAAATATGAAAGGTTCTGAAGGTATCCCTTCTCTGAAACTGGAGACTTTGAACAAGCTTATCTCTAAGATGGATAAAGCACCAGATATGTTCTTCTCCAATTTGTTTCCGACGGTTCAATATGATTCGGATACAATACGATGGGAAATTGAGTATGGTTCTGCTGGCATGACGCCATTTGTTGCTCCCGGTACAGTAGCTCCTGCAGTTGGAGTTGATGGTACTGGAGAGGCGAGTGCTAAAGCGGCATTTTATAAAGAAAAAATGTATTTTGATGAGGAATTCCTGAATAACATGCGGGAACCTGGTTCATGGGCAACTTATCAAGCGGCAGAAAGAAAGCTTGCCAGGGGTACAAAGAAGTTGGATTATCGTATCCAGCGTAGGCGTGAGTGGATGATGGCTCAGATGTTTATTGAAGGTGGTTTTACTTATATGCAGAAAGGTGGTGCTAAATTTACAGTGAATTATGGTATCCCTGCCACACATAAAGTGACATTGACTGGAAATGATCGTTGGGACGTGGTTCATGCGGATAGTGATCCTGTTGAGGATATTTTTGATGCAAAGAGAATCCTGTCTGATGATGCTGGGGTATCCGGCCTTATTGCAATGTGCAATAGTGAAGTCTTGAAGGTTCTTATGTTTAAGAAATCTGTTCAGGATCTTCTTTCTAAATCTGCTTTCGGTAATGGTGATCTCTTTGCTCAGCCGGCTCAGGTTATAGGAAATCTACTCGGTGTTGGACCTCTTGCAATTTATGATGACCTTTATGAGGTTCCTGCATATCTTACCGGTAATGTAATTGGAGGGGTTACAACTGCAATACTTGTTGATGATGCTTCCGACTTTGGTGTTGGTGGGACTCTCCGTTTCTATGATATGAGTAAAGTCAACTCTTGGGAAGATTGTGTAATTGCTGGCGTTGCTGTTGAAACTGGCACGGTAACTGTTGCTACTGCTCCTACATTTTCTTATATTGCTGGAGAAGATAAAGTAACCATGAAGAAAAAGTTTATCGGTGATGATAAATTCTTTATGTTCAGTACTTCACAAGATGGTGAAAAAGTTGCTGAATTCATGGAAGCTCCATACGGTAATACAAGACGGTGGGGAAAATTTGCGGATACCAAGGACGAATGGGATCCTGAGGGAATGTGGCTTCGGATTCAGGATAAGGGACTTCCGGTTCTTTATCATCCTGATACTACTTTTACCTACACTGTTAAATAAAGTTGGTTTATTGATTTGATTAAAGCGGGGTAGCTTAAAGTTGCCCCGCTTTTTTGTAAAAGGAGATCCAATCATGATAGTTGTGAAAACTCAAGAAACTTTAAGGGTTCGTAGTAATGGTAGAAAAATTCTTATTCCAATAGGCTCTGTTTTTAAAGGCGGAACTATTGAAGATCTTCCTGAATGGCTCCAAGAGCATATTCCGTACTTTAAAAAGACAGGGGGATGTACGACATTGATTATTAATGAAACAGCGGAAATAGTGCAACCAATCGCTTCCAAAGGCAATGAAATAGATGAAAAAGATGTTGTAAATGATATTGATACAAAAGAAGTTGAAGAAGTTGAAGAACCAAAAAAAGAAGTTGTAGTTAAATTGAAAAAATTGAAAAAATCTAAAATTACGAAAACTCCTTTGAAAAAACGAACAGTTAAGAAATAGAGGTTTAAAATGGCCCTTGCAAATGAAGAGGAATTAGTCAGCTTTGTTAAAGATGTTATGGGTGCCTCATATGAAAAAGTGGCTCATGATGGTTTTAAACGGGCTGTTGCACAAGCAAAAGCAGAATTACATTGGGATTTTCCAATTGTTGATTCTTTTAAAGAATATTGGTTGGTAGAAAGAACCAAAAGATTTATAACGTATATCCTACTTTTTGAATCTGCTCATAAATTTCAGTACAAAAAAATTAGTCTCCAACACCGATTTTCACATTACATGCAATTGTTAACCATGATGGATGAACAGTTTAAAGAAGCTTTAGAAAATAATCCAGATATTTTTGATACTGGTGTTTGGCCAAATCTCACTTTTTATCTTACCAATGGTTTTCAATACGATACTGATGGTGAAGATTTAACATACTTTTAATCGGAGAAAACAATGGCTGGTATTGGTTCAGATA